TTGTCCACCCATACCAGCATGAACATTACAATAGTAGTACAAAGTAGGAGCATTTGTAGCTACTACTATTTGTACTCTAGTTGATGAAACTACAGTTACTCCAGTAGTATAAGGAGTTGAGTTATTACTATCTGTAGAAAATCTTAATGGGTGAGCTGATGGGTGATCAAAAATATATGTATTACCTTCTTCTAATTCTAAAGTTTTTTGTTGTGTACCCATTATAAAATATTTATTAGATCCACCTACTGATTGTACAGCTACATTGTAATAAATTGTAGAAGCTGTAAATGAAGAATTAAATCCATATACTTCTGCTGAAGATGCATTTGCAAATTCTAATGCATTAGCAGCTGCATTTACAACAAGAGCTTGTCCTGCTGATCCAAGTGTTCCAACACCAGTACCACCTCTAGCTGTTGGTAGTATTCCAGATGTAATTGAACTTGCTGCTATAGATGCAACATTAAATGTTCCAAATCCAACAATGTCTACTACGTCACCATTTGTTAAAGCAGAAGCAAATACTACTGAGTTACCAGAAGTAATTGTAATATCTGAGCTTGACATACGAACACCATTAACAAACACATCAGCAAATCCTGCATCATATGCAAGTGTATTGCCATTTGCGTCAGCTCCAGAAACTGTAGTTGGAGTGCCTGTTATATTGTATGTAAATCTAGCAGAAGTACCATTAATAGTAGATCCTGCTGAACTCCAGCCAGAAGATTTATAAACTTTTAATTCATTTTGAGTTGTATCAAAATATAAATCTCCTAGATCTAATGAAGTAGTTGGTGCTGAAGATGCTACTCTATATTTTTCTGCAAAAGATGTAGCTCCTGTTAATGCATTTGTGCTAATTGCTGTACCTACAAGATTAACATTTGTTATATTTGTAGAAACTGTATCAATAGCAGTTTGTTGTGAGCTAGTAGGTGTTAGTTGTTTCCATTGTGTATTACCTAAATCATACACTTTCATTACATTGTCTGTAGTGTTAAAATATAAAGCACCATCTGCAAGTGCATCACCATCATTATCTACACTAGGATCACTAGCTTTAGATCCTAAGAAATCATCATCAAATGTATCTAGTGCTGCTTCAGCTGCATTCTTAGCATTTTCTGCTGATGTTGCCGAAGACGCTGCTGCTGTTGCTGAATTAGCTGCATTTGTTGCCGAAGTAGATGCATTAGATTCTGCTGTAAGCAATCCAGATGCATCAACAGAAAACTCTAAACCTGTACCTCCAGCGTTTGCAGATAATATTTTACCTGCAACCATATCTGGAAACGTAAGGTTAAATGAAGAAGAAGAAGTAGTATTAACTCTTGGAGATAATTTTAAATCTCTTTCAAGTTGTTGAGCCATAGCTATAATTTTATCTAGCTCAGTATTTAAAGAATCAATTTGAAAAGCTCCAGAAGTAGGAAAGTCTGTAGTTCTTTCTATAGCTACTTCTCTAACTATTGTAATAACATCATTAACTGTAGCTCCTGGACTACCTAATGTAATAGATCCACCACCAGATACACCAGCTCCTGTAACAGAATATTGTGTTGCATTACTTGGTGATGCATTAAAAGTTAATTGTGAAGTACCATTAAATACTTGTAAATCAGCATTTGCAAAAA